TAGTCCATTATTTCCTCTTCACGCACAATTCTAGGTGTTTTTGCTGGACTAAACCGCCTGTGAGACATGTAAACATCATAAATATTTCGGACCTCATCCATGTCAATCCCATCTCTAGCGCCATATTTTCTATCTAATATCTCATTCATATTTATTTCGTCATCAATATCAACAAGTCCGAACAGTTCTAATTCGTCAGGATTAATATCACGAACTATTGTTTCATTATCTGTTTTGTTCAAAAAATTCATGACAGAATCAGCTAATTTAGCCTCGTAATTAGGGTCTTTTTTGATATAAGACTCTGATTTTGGACTGTCAAATTGATTGCCTGGTGGCTTTATCTCTCCAATTGAAACTGTAACATTGCCTTGTGGATCTTCATAATTACTGAATACGATTTGAAGATGAGGTTTTCCATCTCCGTCAAGCATTACAGTAAGACGATCTTCTCCAGATCCGTAATTAAGTGCGTTATCATTAGTAGATGTACACCACTTTCCTCCCTTACCTAGTAGTTTACAAATCTTTTTATTGTTTGGATCTGAAGTGTCAGGTATATCTACCCAAGTTGCGCCTTGTTCTTTAGCAAAATCAAATTTAAGCATATCGTCTTTCATGCGAGGCGACTCTTGCGCTAACTTTATAAAACCCTTAGTCATCTCTACATCTTTCCATTCTCGAAGATCACCAACTCTGGCAGAGACATCTCCAACTGACATCCTTAAAACTTTATCCCCAGGCAAGTACAACTCTGGAGGCAAGCCTAATGCATTAGTTGGATCAACCAACTCACGCACACCTTGAGTAAGAACTTCTAACTGCAAATCGTCTGCAGTAAATGCATCAAGAGTAAACATATTGGTTTCATCTGACACTTTGTTTAAGAAAGGATTGGCTTCATACATTTCATCCATTAAATCTTCTGGGCCACCTTTTCCACGCGCAATACCACTAGTTTGATTACGTTGATCATTACTCATATTGCTTAATAATCTATTTCTAAATCTCCCTTCGTCCCTAAGAGTTCCAGCCTGCTGCTGTTCTAATAAAAGATCCGAAGCGCCTTCAAATGACCTAGCTAAGTCTGAAGCTGAGTCAAGATTATATTGTTTCGGGTTATTTTCCATGCCATAAAGGTTAACATCGTACTCGCCAAGATTTAATTGCTCCTCAAATTCATCTATGCCCATATTATCATCAAGGCTAGTGACCTCATAGTGCATGTTATCTGCGTCACCTGCTACTCTAACAATAGAATCGTTTTGGCCTGTGCCTAGCTCGTTCTGTAAATACTTCTTGAGCTTAGTGTTGAGCCATCGGTTGGTCATTGTTGCTCCGGGGTATTGCTTTTCAGTTCTAACGGCAGCAGCTTCTGGAAAAGTTCTATTAAAGTAATCTAATTTTGGAGTCATTGATATTTCATCATTAGTTATTGATTGAAACATTTTAGATGTTAAAAAATTAAATTTAGCGGAAGTGGTTGCGTCTAACATCTCTGGAGGAAGATCTGCCGTGCCAGCCTCAATTTGTTTTTTAAATTCATTTTCAATGTCATCAATACTTATGTCATCGTCAATTTTATCTTTGCGTATGCTTAATTCATCCCAGTCCAGTTCATCAATATTCATTAACGAAAACGGAGTGCTTTTTATAGTTAAGCTTTCAGCAACAGTCTTTGGTGAAGTGATTGGTGAATTTGATGATCCAGAAGGTTGGCTAGGGTTTGCTTCCGTTCTCGAAAGAACATTACTGTCAAACTCATTCAAGAAGTTATTATCGCCTGGCTCTCTAACTTGTAGCTGCCTTGCGCCCATTTCTTCTAGCCTATCCTGTAAAGGTTCGTAAGAAGCTTCACTAGGTACTTGCCCTGCAGCAGCGTTTAAGTTTCTTTGATCTACTGCATTCCTTCCTACTCTAAGACCAGCCCTTACCGCGCCGCCAATGGGCAATACTTCGCCAACTGTGGCAGCATTTCCTATAAGAAACTTCGTGCGAGGATCTAAGTCTTCCCACGCCTGCCCGGTTGCTGCTATGGACTGTTGTACTTCAGGAGATAAATGCTTTTTGTTTCGGTCATAGTATTCAATGCCCTCGTTAACGACAGCGCCTAGACCTTGCATAGCTGATTTATTAACAGCTTGAGCTTCTTTTGTCCTGGGATTGAAGTTAAGGGCATCATTGTAAGCCTCATTGTTAGCCATCATTTCTTCAATGGTGTTATCGGTAAAGGCTTGCTCGCCTAAAGAAATAGCAGATGATGCGATGGGTCCGAATATGCCAGACGCAAAGTCTGTAATAACATCGCCAGCTACCCGGCGTAAATTAGGCAAGTTGTAACCAATCGTGTCATCTCTGGTTGCCTGCTTCTCAACCTCACCACCCTCAGCGTAGCTATCTCCGTTCATTAGCGCGTCAGCCATAGCACTGATCTTGTCAGCGTTGTACTCAACGCTAACCTCTTCAGCTACCTCAACCTCACCGCCTTCGGCATAGCCCATGTCCTGCAGGTACTTCAGATAATCTTCGTCTATCTTCTGGCTTGGAAGACCTTGGCCGGGATATCCCATACGAGCATTCATGCCCCACGCGCCAGAGTTAAACGGTCTTTTGTTAGGGCCAGACTTCATGTGAAGACCTCGGCCATGATCAATAAAGTCTGGCATCGCAGCCTCAAGCGGAACGGGCGTGAAAATATCATCAGATGCCAGCTCTCCCATCAACTGCTCTTTAAAGCCAGGATGAGCATCACGCATGGTTTCACTTTGCCTATACCGAGAAGGTAGAATTAGTGAAGGGCCAATGTCAAAAGTTCCAGCGCCCAAGAGTACAGACTCTGTGGAGTCCTCTAATATCTTGTCGTAGTCAAATATCTGGCCTTTACGCGCTCCTAAAGGAGCCGTCTTTGGGTTTAGATCAAGAGGCTCAAGCCCATCAGCAGCTCGCTTCTTATTGAGTTTAGTGCGCCATTTACTTCTTGCTCCAACTGCAGCTATAGCCTGCGGTGTCTTTCCGCTCATAATGTCAGCCAATGCGCCACGACCATCAAAAGTCTTCTCAAGCTCTATCCAAGATGACGGATCTCTGATGTCCATCTTGTCTCCAGTGAGCGCCTCTAGGTTAAGGTTTATCTTGTCAGCCTGATCTGCGTCTAATTTGTTGGCCTTGATGCCAGCCATGAATTCTTTCTTCAGCTTCTTAAATACTTCTTTGTTTGTGCGAAGCTGTCCTGGCGAGCCAATCATCGGGACAAGTATAGTTCCCTCTTCTTTTAAATTGTTTCTTAGGGTGGATATTGTGCTTTTTGCATCAACCGCCCACACAGGGTAGTCAGTGATTTCTCCATTCTTATCCAGCATTCTAGGCACAGGAGCCTCTCCAAACTGGTCTTGATACAGTTTAGCCATCTCTGAATACTGCCGACCAATCAAAGGATAGCCCGGACCTGCGCCGTCTTTGATGCCAGTCCTGTCAGACTGAGTGGCAACCATGCTAACTTTGCCCTCGATGTTCATGTCGCCTAATACTTCAGACAGCTTCTTGACCTTGGCGGTCTGTCCTGCCATGTCTTTTGCTGCTCTCTTCCGGGCAATCTGCCTTCCGTAATTGGTTATCTCTCCGTCTTTAAACGACCTAGATAGCTGGTCTGGAGTAAGATCAGGCTGTGCAACATCCCTAAACATGATTGGCCGCATCGGCTTATTGTCATTGAACACGTAAACTGTATTTGCAGCAATACCCCTGCCGCGCTCTACTCTAAACCCTTCAGGGGCCAAGCCAGTCATGTAATCTTTAAGCTCATCGCCATCAAATCCCTTCTGGTATACATCACCAGATGGCTTGTTTATCCACAGCGCTTTTTCTTCTGCCGCTTCTGTAGCCTTCTTTGCAGCATTAACATCGCCATTCCACTTTCTTGTGCCGACAATAGCTACGCCACCATCTGCTACCTTGCTCATAATATCTTTTGCCACTACATCTCTTAACTCTGGCTCCAATACATTAAGAACATTCAAGTTAACTACAGTGTCAAACTTATCTTTGATAAGAGAACTGTCTGTGTAGTCTACTGGAGCATCACCCCGCCACCTTTCAGGGAATGGCTCGTAGCTAGTTACCTCAAGTTTTGAGCTACTCCGCATTGCATCTGTGCCTAAGCCAAGGCCAGCTCCATAGTCTAGTACGGTCTTTCCTTGAGGGTTAAGCTCCTCTGCTTTCTTTACTGCCTTCTTATAAGATCCTGCAGTAGTGGCTACCTGAGTGGTGGCGCTGCCTTCCTGACCTTTAATTGAATCAGTATCAGCCATGTTCTGTTTTGCACCCATCTCTTCAAGCCGGTCCTGCAGCGGAAGGTATGAGCTTTCATCTGGGACATCAGAAGCTGCGTCACTAATCATTCGCCTGTCGCCAGCATTTCTTACTGCGCC